TCCCCTACCACCAAACGGTAAATAGGGGTTCCGTCGTCAAGTTTGCCAGCGCCCTCAAAGGTTTTTAAATATTTTTTCATTTCATTTATTTGGGCACGGTTAGTAATAATTTCAGCGTCCTTGAGGTTTGAAGATCCTACGGCTAGCACATAGTCATTAAATCCTAACTCCCAACTGGCGGAGATTTTTTTGAAATAAGGGTCGTCCTCGTCGCTAGATCTCAATAAAACATCGGCAAAATCTTTGTTAACCGTTTTATAGATAACAGAAGCTAATGAAATATAATATGGGTCCTTAGTAGCCAATGCTGCACCGTTCCCTATGATTTTATCATTATTAAGATCAGTAAAGCCAGCATTAACAACATGACCAACAACTTTTTGTTTTTTGTGCTCTATGTTGGTAGGCTTATGTACAAAGTAATCGATCAGGTCTACAGCAGTCTCTGAGTCAATCCCGTCTCCGTTTCTGTTGAATTTATTGACAATTGCTGCATTAAACGCAACTCCCACTAAATCCACATTTCTATCCAAATCAATAGACTTGGGTATAAGTGGTTTTAAGTTATCCAAAGACGCAACGCTGATATTTAACTCGTTTTCTAAATCGGTAGTCGCGTAAACATCAAACAGATACTCTGTTGTGTATTTAAACTTATCTGTCATTACATCAAAATGTTACACCTTTTTACTTCTCTAGAGAATTTTTTCTGCTATGATATAAAATCGCAGCTGCATAATCATCTAGTTCGTGTTTCGCGCTAACATCTAGAACCTCTTTCAATGGGCATAGGTCAGATATCTTAGCTGAATTTTTGATGCAAGATTTAGCCGTGGAAACCCACTCCTTCGGGTCCTTGGCGATTACTACTGACTCACAAACCCTTTCCAGAATCTCTTTCTGCCCCTTGTTTAATTGCTTCTTTTTGAAAAGTTTTTTAGCTTCAGCTGTTAATGCAATGTATAACTCGTTCGCATTATCCACTGTATTTTTAATGCTTTGAACCGAATAGGTGGTTCGTGCTAAAGTCTTAGCTCCCGGCGGTCTGCCGGGACGCCCCGCGCTACGCCCGGGATTCTTAGTTTCTTCGTATCGCCGACGTTTCTCTAAAAGCTTGGCCCCTTCAGGGTGTCTAATCTCTTCTATTTCCTCTTCCTCTTCGAAATCCATAGGAACCGGCGTTCCCCCTACCAAAGGGTTAAAATAGCCCTTTTGCCTATCATCAACAAATTTTTCCTGAGCTTTGTCTAGCTCTGCTTCGCTCGGGAAAACTCCACTATCAATAACCTCCATGCCTTGCGCAGGAGGTAGGATCCCTAATTCCATCATCCGGGTAATAACACGTTGCATCTGTGCCGGATCCTTAAGGTCGATAGTTTCGAATTTAGCTGTAGGAATATTGCGAAAACCGAAATTTTTACACAGCTGCCTAATTTCACCCTGTAAAAACTCGTTCAAAAACGTATCGCGAGCCTCCTTTAATCGCTGCAAAAACATTTGAGCCTTAACTTCAGTGCTTGCGAATTTCTCTTGGCTTAAAATGATATTTTGTAAACCTTCCTTAATATCTTGATTGACAACTTCATATTTTTGAGGGCCAATAACCTTATTGATATCTGGAATAATAAATTCTGCGTTAGTTGTGTAGTCGCTCACCAAAATACGACCCACGCTTTGGTTTTGAAAAAGCGTTTGCATAGCCCTGATGTTCTTAGGATTTACGCCACCTTTGTCCGGGGTAGTACCCATGGTTATCAACAAAACTACATTTTCAATGGTTCGACAAATAGATTGATCTATCTTCTTCATCTCCATTTTGAAGTTAATGTCGTCTAGCACCGGAAACCCAAAGGGGATAGCAAAAGGTTCATAATCTTGTTTTTTGTAAAAAGCATACCGTAACCTCTCAGGATCAAGGCTTACCTTTATACCGTCAATTGCCCAACTATCGTTCTTAATTCTCCTTTTGATGTCTTCGGGCAACGCATCGTAAATTTCACGATCATCTTCGGTTTTAGGATCCTTCAGTCTCTCCACTTCGTATTCACTAAGCACCTTTGCATACAAACCATACTTATCAAAAGAAGTCGCTCTTTGAGCTACTACGTCATATGGATTCAATAAAATATAACGAACTGGAATTTTATTGCTCAACATGTTGATACCAAGGTTACGAACCTTTGAGAAATCGTCAGCCTTAAATTTGCTCTGAAGAGTATAAAGAAAGATGTTCCCGCTACGATAAAATTCCCTAAAAAACTGATCCTTTAAGCTCCAAATTTTAATCTTCTTGAACCAAGCCTTAATAAATTCCCTAGATTTGGCACTTCCACCCTCAAGGTATATTTGAGAGTTGGCAAAATCAGCCATTGTGTCAATGGAATTTCGAAAAACAGCTATATTTGCATAAGCTTTTTGACAAAGCTCAATTGTATCCCTAACATTAACGCCATCAACGGCATACTGATAAGGCAACATCCCTCCACGAATATTAGCATATTTGTAGAGTACTGGAGCAATCGCAATATTGTTCCTTCGGGTGCTAGTGTTTGCCCCTCCCACGGGGGCACGCGCATAGGCTTTGGATTCGTAAGCATAAAAGGAATCCCCTATTAGCTGAGGCTCATAGGCCCCATCGTTGTTGGCCTGCATGATATTCTCAATAGGTTGAGACTGGTTTTTAAGTTTTTCCCAATATTCAGACCGCTTTGTGTATTTACGTTTATTCGCCATTTTCTTAAAAGACTTTACACTTAAAGTCACCAAAGTGACTTTGAAAGTTACTTTACATTATAAATTGAGGTTCAAATGTTTCTATAACATCTTCCGGTTTATGCGCCTGAGCGTCAAAATAAACTTTAGCCATCCAATTCGCCAATACTAAAGCAGAGTAGGAATCCTTCCGGGCCTTATCCGGTCCTGTCTGGCGCCTTAAATTAGAAGGAAGATCAAATGTTTGGGTTCCTTGTGCGGTAGTTGTTATCTGTATGAGAGCACATTCGTTTTTAGTTAGCTCCATCATGTCTGACTGATGCTCTATAAAGTCTATCATTTTGGCTGCCGAGGTTTGTTTTGCCTCTTCACTAGTGCGCAAGAACTTGATATCAGCGATAGGTATCTTCTTGCGCTTCTGCTGAAGATAAAAATCGTCAATAGCCCTGCTTGCAAAATACAATCGATGGTGATCAAAATTTGCTTGAAGTAATTCGTTGGCTTGCCTTATCCAATTGCTCGTAGGTTTTCGTAATATCACATACTGATACTCCCCTTTGTTATATTGGTTTTTATAAGAACGCAGATCATTTTGATATTCTTCCGGCTTGTCGAGACCAACTTCAATTGTTTTAAGCTTGATGTTCTTGCTTTTAAAGGTATCGCTTTCGTTGCACGCCTGCATAAACTGCACCCCTCCATTATAGTCACCACAAACAGCTACGATATTAAAATTCTGCAAACAAAACAAAAGATAATTAATATGACTTTTTAGTGAAGCGCCGGAAAGCGCATAACTATGAACTAACGTAATCTTTTGGGTTTCTGCGTTAAGTTTTAAAATCTGAATGGCAAAATCATCTGAGCTTTCAGTTTGAGACCATGAAGGGTCAAAAGCTAAAATATATTCGCTACCCGGTTCTCCTTGCACCTCTACGCAAGGTAAGTCCCCGTCGGAAACAGTACAAAGGGCCATCTTACTGGTTTTAAAATAACCAGAACTATCATCCGTAAACAAAGCCCCAAATTCTCGCTCAAATTGAGACTGACTCATCGTTGCTTTGGCTTGAGTAATTAAATTCTGATCGTAGAGCTGCGCTGGAGCGCAATCATAACTATACTGCATAATACAACGTGAAGCTTTGTCTTTTTGCTTAGGCTCTGCTATCAGGTTTTCGAACTGAGTGTATAGTTTGTAAAGATATTCAAACTTATAAGAAGCCGACGACAATGCCACTAATTTATTATTTGGCCATACGTGGCGATCTCCCTTCTCCATCTTGTTTTCTTTTATAAGAAGACTTTCCAATTTAAAAAGGTCGTCCCGCTGAGTGGGATTTTCCACTACGGCTAAAAATGGCACAATAACTTCGTTGTAAATTCTTTCGGGCATCAAAGCGAAC